TCATTGACTTGATCACCAATCACAATATGAGCGAGCACAGCGTGATTTCGATGTTCCAAAAAAAACCGAAGCGCATTGCAATTGTCATGGACGAGATAGACGGAATGAACAACGGCGACAAGGGCGGCATCAACGCGCTGATTAAACTCATGCGTCCTAAAAAGACGAAAAAGCAGCGACTGGAGGACGTGACCATGAATCCAATCATATGCATTGGGAATTATCACATGGACAAAAAAATCCGGGAGCTCATGAAAGTGTGCATCACGTTTGAACTCAAGACGCCCACGCTGGAGCAGGTCAGCGTCATACTTAAATCGTCGTTGAATTCGGTGAATGCGATGCTGCACAAGAATGTGGCACGGTTCATACAGGGCGACCTTCGGAAAATCGAGACAATTAGCGGGATATTCAACAAGCACTCATCGTCTGACACGTATAACAGTGCGCTCATTCAAACCATATTTCAACCCAAGGCCAACAATGAAGACAGCAAAACCATTGTTAAAAAACTCATAAATTCGCCGTGCAAATTGACGGAGCATTCCGCCATGATGAATGAAACCGACCGCACCATCGTGGGCTTGCTGTGGCACGAAAACGTGGTGGACGTGTTGGCGAAACAGCCGAATCAAATGGAGGCGTTCCGGTTTTACAAGGATGCGCTGGACAACATTTGCCTGGCCGATTACATTGACCGCATCACGTTTCAGAAACAGATTTGGCAGTTCAATGAAATGAGCTCTCTCCTTAAAACGTTTTACACCAATAAAATGTACCACGAACGATTCGCCACGCACCCGCGGTTCAATCCGGCGGAAGTGCGTTTTACCAAGGTGTTGACAAAATACAGCACCGAGTACAACAACACGCTCTTCATTCAAATGATGTGCCAAAAATTCGGCATGGACAAGAAGGATTTGTTTGCATTTTTCTTGAACGTGTTTGCGATGGAAAGCCCCGATGCCGACGCATGTGATAAAAAAATAAACGAAATCATCGAAGAGTTTGAAATCACAAAGCTGGACATTCAGCGCATGCATCGCTATTTGAACAAGTGCACGTGTCCGAGCGAGGTTTTGCCGGACGATGGAGTGGACGATTGACCAAATCAAATCAAATCAAATCAAATTGCAGTCATGATCAAGCATGGCGCTCTGGCGCTCAATTGTTTCTAAATGAGCGGCGATGACTTCGTCGCGGTCCTTGATGGTCGAAATCAGGTCCGAATTCTCTCTGATTTTTTTATTGCACAGCTCCCGCATCTTTTCCAGTTTGTCGGCCTGCATTTGAACCGTCTGTATCAACTCTTCCACCGTCATGCTGCGACTGACCGCATTCGGGGCCTTGAATGTGATGACCGCATTTAAAATGGCGTCCTGGCTTTGTTGTTGGTTCCAGTTCCCTTGAGGCTGTTGGTTCCAGTTCCCTTGAGGCTGTTGCTGTTGATGTTTCTGCATTTTCTCTCTGAGTTGTTGAAGCACATCGGGTTTCATGGAGGGATGGCCCGGCGCATACGCATCCAGCGCCGCCTCAATGTCGTGCATGTAGAACTGCAACAGACCGGGCTCTTTTATGAAATCGCTTGGGGTTTTTGCACTGACCCGCATGTTGGGGTCTATGTCCTTTCGATTGAGGTTTGCAAGCAACATGCGCTTGTCGAACGTGTTGTGTTCGTGTGAAAACACCAGAATGACCTTCATGGGGTCCAGCTGTGCCATGGGAATCGTGTACCCGTGCAAGAATGCGCGTTCTTCTGCCACGCACGCGTGCTCGTCGTATTTCAGCTTGGATTCTGAGAGCAGCTCTTTCCAGAACGCAAACGTGGCGGCGGTTGCATGATTCGGGCCGTATGGACCAAACTGCACCATCACGGCGTGGCCTTCGGATGAGGAGGGGTGCGGGGCGCAATGCTTGGCACGTAGTTCCCCGGTTTTGAAATAAATATACATTTCGCTGCTCCCTGCCAGCTTGATTCCGGTGTTCCGGGCTTTGTGGTCCAACAGCGTCTCCACCGCATGCGAAACGCGCTCCGGCGGGTAGTAATCGTCATCGTCCATGTAGACAATGATGTCGCCGCGCGCCCGTTTGTGCATCATGTTCCGTTTTTTGCCGAGAGAAACCTTGTCCTCGAGTCGGAAGTATTGAACACAGGGATGATGCACCACGAGGTCCTCTATTGGGTCGGTTCCATCATCAATGATGATCCACTCCATGCGTTCGCGCGGATAAGTTTGGTGGTTGAAGCATTCGATCATGGCTTGCACAAAAGGGCGACGGTTGAACGTGGGCGTGCACACGCTGACCATGGGCAAAGACTGATAAGACATGGACAATTCGTATGATTTCATTGAATACACGAATTGCGTTTATGCGGGTTTATATAAACTTTTATTTTTCATGAACAGTGTTGCCAAAAACACAATGGTTGCAATGATTCCGGCGCTGATTGGGGGCAACTGGACTATGGCGACGATTGCTGCCACTATGACAAACACGACAATCAAATTTGACATGCGTTTTGCAAATTCGGAACCGTACTCGTCTGAATGAATCACCTGTTTGATGAAGAAGAGATACAACAAATAGAAAAATTCATAAATGACCGGAAAGATGGAAACCCATCCAAAACAAAGGGTCAAAAATGCGGACAAACACAACAACCCGAATTTGTTGATGTCATTCGTCTGCAATTTCATGAATGCAAACAACCCGCCAAACCATCCGGGAATGAAAATGACCCATGTGGTGCACAGCAACACCAGCATTGTGATCAGGGTCAGTATTCCAAAAATGGTCCATCTGGCAAAAGGGATGTATCCAGTGTACGGGATTCCAAGTGGAGATGAAATGCACCACTTTTGCAGAAAATTAAAATAGTAATGCAACATTATTCCGGCCACGCGATAACATGATTCCTGCGTGGTCTGCAACCATATGCTGAACTTGGGCACGTTCTCCGATTTGTCCAGGTTAACTTGTTTGCATTCCAGAAAAGAGTTGCAATACGGGCTTTCTGGGGAAATGCCAGACAATGAATTGTGATTCACGAGGTCCTTCAATGTCTGTCCAACTGGATAATCTTTATCAACGTTGAAATTTTTGGCATTCAAATAATTGTTCGTGGTCATGAAACAAAATAATAATAGAACCATCAATATTTGAATCATGGTGTAAAGGTAGTTCACAAACGGCGTCGGTGAATACGTGGTGTCCTTGTCTTCGGGTCTGGTTCCTGTTCCCTTGAGAGAATTCACGTGTTTAAGATTCATTTCGCGGCGACCCATGGTTTGGTTTGGTATTTGGTGTGAACGAATCAAACAAAACAAAGTATTATAATACTACATTATTATAATATTATTATTGCTGGTTTTGAACAATGCAACGAGGGGAACGAATTGATAATTGAGAATGTGCTAAAAATGCGCACGGGGTCTTTATCTTGCGTACATGAGTGCGCAGTTCCCGCCGATGAATGTCAGCACATTGTATCGTTCTTCCAGCACGGTCAGGTCATAATTGTAGTCGTAAATGCGCCACGTCGGCTTGTTCACGCCGATGGGAATGCCCGTTTCGGGGTCGCAAATCGTGTAAAAGTTGGCGCTCGGGTCCAGCGGCGGTGGATACGTGGTGAACTCCAGCTCAATGGTGGAGAACTTGCTCATGTTGATGGCGCCGCTGGGCTGGTACGTGTCGACGTCCGCGTCCAAGCCGAAGTTGTAAACGTAGAGCCCGAACGGCGCCGAACCCGTGGTGCGGATGTATTTTTCCACGTAGTTGTAAACGCCCGCTTCCAGCAAATTTTCGCGATACGACCCGTTCAGCAGGATGCCGAGCTGCTGCAGAATCTCGCGCTGGTTCTCCACGTTGTAGTTCTGCGTTACAAAAAGCCCGGATGGCGTGCCGTCCGGTTCTGCGCCAGGCCCGATCGTGTTATTGACCCACGAACCGGGGGGGGTAATGGTGACCAGACCGTATTGAAAAATTGGCTGAGGCAACTGAGCGACTACTGATAATGGCACAGTTGCAAATTCAATGTTGTTTCCAAAGATGAATGTAATGGTTCCTTTCATGTAGTTATTTGAATCATATGTGATCGTTATGGACTGCCCAATTGCAAAAAATTTTAGGGCATTTGTTGGAACAACAATGACACCGCCAGCGAGCACAAGAGCCCCATTCAAATTGAGCACGGTGGGCGTAATAATGGGACAGTTGTCGTCCAGCAAGTCGTATCCCGTGTTGGGGGCAGGCACAACATCCACCGGGATGACGTTCGTGTACGGCCAGTTCGTGTAATTGCTCCACTGGTTGCGCAGGTTGATGTCGCTGCGCTGATACAGGAACATCCACGTGGCAACCATGCCCATCGTGTTCTGCAGCTCGACGCGATGGGTTCCCGTGATGTTCTTGTAATCCCATTCGTATGCTGCCTTAAGCAAATACTTTTGTTCCTGGGATGCAAACACGCGCGACTCTTCCGCCGACAGAAAGCAGTACGTGGACAAGAGGTGCACGTCCGCGTTCCAGTCCGTGCGCTTGTCCAAATACACGTCGGTTTCAACGATGTCTGCGGCCGGAGGCGGCTGCAAGAAGCGGTAAAATTGATAC